TGAGAATGTTGCTTTGCAGCGTGAGTGGAAATCAAATGGGAACAAAAACGTAGTTCAAATCGCTGGTTTTACAGATGAAGGTGAAGTGACGCGCACATTTACACAGGCCGCTATGATTGGTGATCCAGAAATTGAAATTGCAAGTGAAGGTATGATTGCTATTGAATTTGCATCCAATTCCGCAATCTAATAGGAGAAAAATCCCGCCATGTCTGAAGACACAGAATTAAAAACTGAGTTTAAGTATGTTCTTAAATCTCCGTTTAGTTATTCCAAGGATGGTCAAGTAATTGATGCTCAATTCATTACTCTAAAAGCACCTACGTCACGTACTACTACTGAATGTGCTTCGTTAAAGCAAGCATTTTTTAGAGCGATGAGTGAGCAAGAAGGTGGCGATGCTGATAAGGCAGATCCTGATTTTGATATTTCTGGTTCTGATATTATGACTCTGATTGCTATGTCAAAAAGTGTTGATTTGCCAGAGGTATTGGCAATTGGAAAGAAATTGTTTCAGCAACCTGGAATTGCTTTGGTAGATGGTGAGACTAAACTTGGAAACGAATTGATGAATCGAATGAGTGTTGATGACCTTGAAGATTTGCTAGGTGACTACCTCGTAAATTTCATACTAGCGTCTTCGCTGCAACGGCTCCGCGAGAAATCAGGAAAGGCATCGCAAATTTGATGGTGTTCTTTGAAGGCGCGCTTGGATATTCGGAATTGAAAGACATGCCGCTTGTCGAAATTGCAGCGTTACAAGTTGAAGCACAGAGAATCAACGTATTAAGGAACAGGAAAAAGTAATGCCCAACAGGGTCGTATTTGAATTTCTAGCCAAGGACAAGTTCACAGCTGCGTCTAGAAAAATAAAAAATGCCAACGCTAAGATGAAGCGGTCATTTGGATCGTTGAAGAAAGTTGCTGACAAGACAAGCACAGCTCTTAAGAAACTTGTTGGCAAACTAAAGTATATATCAGTTGCAGCTGCTGCTGCTGCTGTTAAAATGGTGAAATCATTTGGGAATATAGAAGCAGGATTAACATCAATTTATGTATTGTTGGATGAAACTGATTTCAAGAAATATAAAAAGACGATTGATTCCACAATAACTGAATCAATGAAAAATTTCGGCCTCTCAACTGAGCAATCAACAAAATCTCTTTATAATGCTATATCAGTATTGGGTGCAAGTGAATCAACATTTAAATCATATGGAGCTGCTATACAATTGGCAATTGGCGGGAAAGTTGGAGGTGAAATTAATCTTGCATCAGCGACTTTAGGTGTTGGTAAACTTATGAATGCTTATGCAGAATTTGGATTAACTGGCGAGAGAGCAGCTGATATTATTTTTGTAACAACACAAAAGGGGGCTGCAACGACTGATCAGCTTGCTAAGAATGTTGGTAAAGTAGGCAAGATGGTAGCTGGATTAGGGGTAAGCGCTGAAGCATATGTAGCAACAATAGGTGAAATGACAAAGTTTGTTTCAGCTGAAGAAGCAGTTACTGGGATTAAGGCCATAGTCCAGGCTTTTATTGGTGCTAAGGGTGAAGCTAAAAAAATGTTGACGGAATATGGACTTCCAACTACAGCTAAAGAATTAGAAAAAACTGGTTGGTTGAAATCTATGCAAAGATTAAACCAAATGATTGATACAAATAAGGATCACGTAAAGATAGCAATACCAGCTATTGAAGGTTATCAAGCAGCAATGGCGTTGTCAGGTGGAGCTGTTAAGAATATTGAAGAAATGATATCTTTAATGGGCAAGGGCGCATTGGCAAGAGCATTTGCAATGCAAATGGAAACTTTGAATCAAAAAACAAAGATTGCGACTCAGAATTTGGTTCTTATGGCAGATGGAATTGGTGAACAACTTAAACCAGCTATCCTGGATCTTGTTGCAGGCATCGTTTGGCTTCATACAAAATTTACAGAACTCAGCCCAGCATGGAAAAAAGCTATTGCTTTTACCATAGTTTTTGTAGCAGTCTTGCCACCTCTACTTTTAGGTTTGTGGTTGCTTATAAAGGCATTTGGATTTGTAGTGGCTGCAATTACATCAGTTAATGTAGGACTTGGTATTATGAGTGTTACGATTGGTTGGATTCCACTTATAATTGGTGGTGTTCTAATTGCTCTTGGGCTTCTTATTTGGAAGTTTGATTGGGTTAAGGAAAAAATTATTGGAGCATATGGCGCTGTAAAAGATTTCTTTGGCATAGGCACAGATAGTGGTGATATTGCTGTTACTGGAGCTGCTGATATAGCAACGTCTAGTAAATGGGAAGGTGAATTAACAGTAAAAACTCCCAAGGGCACAACTGCTACTATGAAAACTAAAACTAGTGGCAATTCAAATACGAATTTTGGAACTAATATGGTAGGTGCGTCTTGAGAATCGACGAGCTGCATGAAGCCTCTTATCGCGGCGCTGTCTTTTTCATTAGAAGTGCAAATATTGCAGGCGGTAGGAAGGATGCAAAGAAGGAATTTATTGATTCTGATCTTCAGGTTATTGAAGATTTAGGATTGAAGCAACGTGTATTTACGTTGAATGGAACGATAGCAGCTCGTCGTGATAATGCTGGCAAAATAATTATCTCTTATCTTGACGCTAGAAATGAACTTCTTGCAGCTTTGGAGAAAGGCAAAACAGGCACACTTATTCATCCGTGGTATGGTGAGATAAAGAACCTAGCTTGTAGAACATATAGTTTAGATGAGGATGTAACACGTCTTGGAGATGGTGGAATATCTATTACGTTTGAAGTATCCAATACTGATGGTATTCCTGTAGCAAATAAAAAGGTAATTGGAAGAGTCTCTAAATTCCATGAGTCTGTACTTAGTACAGCAAAATCTAGTCTTGCTGCAAGTTGGAAGGTCACTAAAACATCTACTGGCAATTTCAAAGCTGCAAAAAAGAAATTGGATAGCTTTGTTACTGCTATTAATGATGCGACTAGCCCAATTAAAAAACTTTCAAACAAAGTAAATGAATACACAGCGTTACTTTCAAATTTTAGCGGTGATATTGTTAGTCTAATCAGCGCTCCAGTTGATTTATCGGATAGCGTTCACGGTGCGATAAGTAGTATATTTAGTTTGTATGCTACTTCAAATGGTACTCTCACAGCGTTCAAAAATTTGTTTGATTTCGGCGATAACGATATCAATTTGCCACAGATAACTGCGATCGCTATTGAGCGTAAGAAAAATAATGACGCTCTCAATTCTATTGTGCAATCAGAAGCTCTGAGCTTTGCGTATCTTAGTGCATCTCAGATAGATTATGAAACTGTAGCAGGCATTAATGAAGTTGGATCCGATCTTGATATACAATATAAGAAGTTAGCGCTTAACCCTACGATTGATGCAGATACTTTGGATGCTTTGACCGATTTGCGAGTTGTTACACAGGAATTTTTCGAGCAAAAGAAGTTGTCAAGCAGTGGGATCATCACTGTACAAACAAATCCGACATCTACTAGATTGCTTGCGTACAATTACTATGGGGAATCAGTTAAGGGCGAGGCAATAGCTGAGCTTAATGAGCTGTACGATCTATCATATCACCAGGGTGATATTAGGATCTTCACAGCGTGATTCTTTTAGTAGATGGAATTGAATATTCAGGTTGGACATCTGGCACTGTTACACTCAGGCTAGACGCTTTGACTGATACGTTTTCATTTTCATTGACTTCAGAAGAAGCGAACCCGCTGCCGTTTCGAGGCGGTGAAAAATGCCAAATTTTAGTTGATGGCGAAAAGATACTGACTGGCCATATAGAAATTGTTAACGTTGATGGAAGTGCTACAAATCACTCTATTGAAATAACTGGTAGAGACAATACTGGTGATATTCTTGATTCTAAAATCGGATCATTAGCAAAGATTATACCACCGATATCTTTGAAATCTTTGATTGAAAAAGTTATCAAGCATATCGGTAGTTCAATTTCTGTAGTTGATAATTTCGGTCCGAAAATATTTGTAAAAGCTGGAGATGATTTTGAGCCAGATGTTGGCCAAGACGCTTGGGATTTTATTGAAACTATTGCTAGAAAAAGACAAGTCTTGCTATCATCAACCGCCGACGGTGACGTGCTGATAACTCGAGCATCTGGTAAAGAGATAGATGCTACATTACAGCATTTGATCAGCAATGATAACAATAACGTACTTGAATATTCAGTGAGTTACGATACTACAGGTAGATACAATGTTTATAAAATGAACACGCAACTTAATGTTATTGCTCTAGTTCATGCTGGATCATTCTCTAATAAGGATGTAGTCAATCAAAGTGGCCAGTCTACAGATTTGCTAATAAGAAAAGGTAGGCAACTTATACTTATTGCCGAAAGTTCTGGATCTAATCCTATTGACAGGTCACAATGGGAATTGAATGTTAGGCGCGCGCGCGGGAAAGTTTATGCAGCGACTGTACATGGATTCAGAAATCAAACTGGCAATCTTTGGACTGTAAATGAATTGGTTCAAGTAGAAGATGAATTTGCTGGAATAAATTCACGTATGTTGGTTAACTCAATTGAGTTCAACATAGACGACGTTGGGAAATCAACTACTATATCCTTGGTAGATAAGGATTCGTTTACACTCAAAATTGATCCAATTTTAAAAATTGACACTGTAGGTGCAGGACTAACGGATGAAGAGAAGCAATTAGTCGCTTTAGGATTATTGAGATAAGCGATGGGCGTAGTTCACATGATTAAGAGTTTGATGAGATGGGCTATTATCAATTCATCATCTGATGATGATAAGGCTTTACCTATCCATCAAATTGCGTATATGGGTAAAGTATCAGATGCAGTCGCTTGGTATCCATACGGTTACCATGCGAATCCTAGTAAAGATACTCTTGCTATCATGATATCTATGGGATCTAATCCTGAGAATCAAGTCGTGCTGCCAGGCAGTCCTAAGGAAAGGCTTGGGGTAAAGCTTCCGACACCCTTGGGAAAAGATGAAATCTTAATTTTTAATCCTGCAACACAATCATATGTCCACTTTTTAAAAGATGGCACTATAGATATAGACTCAAAAAAAGATATCAATATCAGAGTTGCTGGGAATGTGCTTGCTGATGTAGAAGGCAACATGACTGCTGATGTTGAGGGAAATATTAATTTAGACGCTGCTGGAACAGCTGTAATAAATGCTGCTAGCACAGCGATATTAAGTGCAGTTGGAAAAGTTACAGTAAAGGGAGCAGGTACGGTAGAAATTGATGGAAGCACTTTAGTTGATATTCTTGCAGCGTTAGTAAAAGCTAGCGATGGAGGCGCTGTTCAATCTCTTTGTAACGAAAATTTCCTTAACTGGGCGAAGACTCATTCTCATGGGATTGGACCTCCAACGACGCTCCCTGTAATCGGGGTAGATACTACAATTGTTTTGAAGGGTCAATAAATGGCAGTCGGTATTGACGCTTGCCTAAAGAAAATAGCTGGTGATTTATATGACGTTGATATCGGCGTTAATGGCGATATTCTGTCTGTAGATTTTTTCGATACTGCTATCATAGTTAGCTTGTTTGCTGAGCGCAGGGCTAGTGAATCTGAAGTTGCTGAATCAAGATTGCGTCGCGGTTGGATAGGCAATGAAGGCACTCCTAATTTTGAAATCGGTTCTAAGATTTGGCTCTATGAACAATCTAGGCTAACTCGAACCGTGCTTAATGGTATAAATATAGCAGCGAGACAAGCACTACAGACTCTTGTCGATGAAGGATTCGCTACACAGATTAAAAGTGTTGATGCTGTCATAACCACTACTGGAATTGGTCTTGAAGTCATAATTAATCGTCCAAATTCTAAGGTTGATAAGAGATACTTCACTCTGTGGGATAATACTGCTTTACCTTGTCCTGATATTCCTAACAATTATATTTTGGATCTTACCTCTGACGATGGTGGAATGAATTTATTTGAAAGATTGGATTATCCAAGTAATCCAGTTGATATTGTAGTAAATTTTCCAAGTACTTTTCTTGCGCTACTAGTAGGTAAACCAAATACTACTTTTTTTACTGGTGGACCTTGGCATCCAGATACTACAATATTGTTGTTTATCCCGAATGGT